CAATCTCGATGGTGCCATCGGTGGTACTCAGCGAAGCTAGGACGGCTCCGCCGACTGCGCGCTTGATATCCATGCGCGCCGCCGTGTACCCGGATAGGTCTTTCGGTGCGCGGAACTTCAACGCTCCGGTTCCGGCGGTATGTGCGCGCTGTCCAAGCGTTGAGACTTCGGCGAGGTCAATCGTTGTGTCATTGATGACTGTCACGCGCATGGCCGGCGCGTCGTTCAGTCCGATCATCCCGGCCGCGTCGACGACCTGCGTGCGCCACCCGTCAAGCAGCGGGTTAGCAGCCTGGGTGACAATGCGGCACGGTGCGCCCTTGCTGATCGACGCGATCAGAGCAAACTCGATGTCGCCCTCGACACGGATGGGGATATCGTCGGTCGATCCCAGGCGAGTGATTATGGTCAGGCGGTCAGGATTCACTCGATGCGCCCCTTGTCGAGTACGGCGGCCACTGCACCGAGTTGTTGTTCATGGTCGAAGCCTCAGAAAAAGTGTCCGCTGGAAGAACGGCGAGCCCTAAGCGCGGTACGCCGCATCTCTGTTTCTTCTGGCCTACGGCCAAACGTCTCGACGAACCTCGCCTCATGAACTCCAGCAAGATTTGCGTTTGCATGATCGGCATCTTCAACGCCGTAAAAGCGTGCAAGCGCCCAATCGATTAGTTTGACGTGCAGGCGACCGGCAATCTTCGGGGTGTCGTCGTCGGCCTTGCTCAGCAGCATTTGGGTTGTTGGGGTGCAAAATGCTGAGAGGATGACATCGGCGGCCTCAATCGGGATTGGATGCAATCGCAATCTGTCGCCCGTTCGGTAGCATCGCAATGGGGTTCCGACATCTGATTCCCAACCGCGATGAAGGGCAGAAGCCATGTCGTCTTGGTAGGAAAGATCGATCGGATTACCGCCTACCAATACCCGGCGAACGAGGAATGCTTCCGGCGGAATTTTGACGTAGGCGTACTGCTCGACCGCAACGGTCCTGATTGAGTCGTCTTCGAGCAGCCTTGCGCGAATGCACGCCTCTTCCTCGGCTTCGTTCAGCGCATCAGTCCACTGCTCGTCAGACCAGAAATAGGGTTTTGCTGTGTCGAACGCCCTACTTCTGCATCGAGAAATCATTTCCAGTAGCGTCATAGCGCACGGCCACCAGGACGCTTACGACTTGCGCGGCCGGCCGCGCGGCCTGGCCGAGGTAGCAACCGGGGGAGTCGAACCGGAAAACACCGACTCTTCGATCAGCGGCCCGTTTTCGTCTCCCTCGTCGTCGTCGTCGTCATCGCCATCAGCAGCTTTTTCCACAACGGTGGCGACTGCAGGAGGTTGGACAATCGGACGTTCGGAAAAAAAACTGCCGTTGTCGGGGATCAGGTGCTCAACGTCACTCGGGATTTCGCACGAGAGCATCTCGAACTCGTCGCGCGCGAAGACGAAAGGCTTGCCGCCGAGATTGAGCACAACGGTGCCGTCTCGGCGAGCAGGGATGGATGTAAAAACCAGAACGGTGCTCATGGAGAAACCCTCTCAGGATTCGGCCAGAGCATCGTCCCGGCCGATCGTCAAACAGCGATACCCGGGCAGGTTACGCCGCCCGGTAGAACAGGGTGACACCCAGCGTGCCGGCCACCGCCGTACTCGGCGCGGTCGTGACCTTGATACCGAGCTTCCGGTCATTGGCCGCGGGCGTCACAGTGGCGATGTTGTTGAGCGTTGGCGTGATCTGCTTGGCGAAAGCCGTCGCAACGGCGGTGCCGGTGTTACCCCAGTCGCCGCCGCCGTCCGCGGCCGCCGATGAAATGGCCGTGCCGGCGGCATCCAGGATGCCAAGCTGATACACGCCGGCGCCGCCGCCGGAGTCCAGGTCCGTTGCATCGATGATCGGCAGGCCGACGGGGACGCATCCGGCCGGCAGAATGCCGACTTGGCCGATGGTGTTCAGCGCCAGGTCGCCGGTCGCCAGAGCCAGAGTGAAACGGACGGCGACAACCTCGCCGCCAGCCGGCGTAGGAACCGGCGCGCGACCGGTGATGAAATCGTTGGTATTGGTGAATGCCATTTCAAATGCTCCTTCTGTGTCGTGCTGTTCGGATTACCGGCTGGCGGCGTAGGTGTCGAGGGAGAACACGCCGAAGTCCTGCGCACCGACGTCCGTCGTGAAAGTGACCTTCTTGGTGCCCCAAATGCACGACGAACTGATCACGATCTTGTCGCCGTTGTCGCGGGTTTCCTCGTTCCAGTCGAAGCGCAGACTGGTGCCCGGCGAGCCGTAGGCCTCAACAAGCGCCTGCGAGCCCATGAACAGTGCGCGGGCTGCCTCGTAGTTGGCGCCAGCGCCGTAATCGCTGAACCGGATTACGTTGCGGTGGCTGTGCAGAATGACGCCCCGGTACATGCCGAGCCCACCCTTGAATAGGGGGGAATTGCGGCCTTCTGCGGTCGCCGCGGCCTTCTGGATGTCGAGCCACTGAGCCGTGTTCGTGTTGCTGCGCAGGTCGTCCTCCTGGAACGTATGCATGACGCACACGAAACACTCGTTGCCGTCGAACTTGCATGGCTGCAGGACCGGGATACCGGTAGCGCCGCCGCCTTGGCTGTCCGCCTTGGTCTTCGCGCGGTCGATAAGGCGAAGGTCGAACGTGTCGGAACCAGCGACTCCGGATGCCTCGTTGGTCATGTTGTTCTTGGCCGTCGCGTTGCCGCCGTACAGCAAGTGGTTGCTGTCCGGTGACACCAGCGCGTTGTTCGCCCGCGAGGTCCACGTCGTCGGAACCAGGAAATTGGCGTTGACGCCGCGCGCTCCGGACAGGTAGATGAAGCGAATCTCGTCCTTGAGGCGCGCCCACCAGCTCGACTGCTGCCGACGAGCCTTCTCCCGCAGGTTGTGCAGGGTGCGCTTGCGGGTCATTCGGCCGCCGGTATTCACGCCGCACCGGGCCTGATCGATGTAGATCGTGTCGGTGAAGAACTTTTGTTGTTCTTCGTTGTTTTCGAGGTTGTTCTCGCCTTCGATCGGGGCCATTTTGAGTTCTGCCAGCAGATCGTAGGAAATCATCTCGCCGGCGTCGGACTCCAGATCGGTGAGCAGTTGGATCGGAGTTTCCGCCTCGGCACCGCGACCGATGAAGCGCTGATTGAAGTATGACTTCTGGGATTCGTCGTACGCCAGCAGACCGGCATACCGCTTGACTGCTTTGGCGTCGTTGACGCCGATGATGGTGCGTGCCATGAGACACTCCTATGACGATAAGTTTCACGTTCATGGAGCACTCCTGCGCGCCACTGCCACTGCTCTTTGCTGCTTGCGCCAACTACCTTGCCATGCTTGGTGCCGTGGTCGACATTCTTTCGATTTTTTCATCGCGCGGCGCCCGAATCCGCATCCGGGCATGCCGACCTGACTTGGCGAGCAGTTCGACCGCGACTTTCCCGCCGATCATCAATTGCTCGCCAACTTCCACATCGACCGTGATAGTCGACTGATCCAGATTATCCGGCACGCGCGAACTTCTCCCGTTGAGCCGGCGACATGCGCGCGATGGCGGTTTCAAACTCCAGGCCTTCCAGCCTGTAGACGTCGGCGAATTCGCTTTCGACATCGCCGCTGCCGTCACTTCCAGGTACGTGCGCCAGTGTCTTGGGTACTGCTTTCAGGTCAGGCTTTCGACTCGTCGGCTTGGTGGTCTGCTGCCGCGTGTCGGCCGACGGTGCGGTAGTGGCAACCCCGTGCAGCGCTTTGACGCGCTTGTGCGCCTCAGCCAAGAACCACTCGGCCGGACGGCTGGCGTTGGCGTCGTCGGATGCCAGCGCCTTGACGAACAGATCAAAGTCCTTGAGCTTGGCCGCGTCGGTGCGGTAGTCGATCTTCTCATCGGCCGCGGTTCGGGCGATGAACTGCTCCACCGTCCATCGCCACCGTTGCTGGCTGTCCTGCGCCTGCATCTCGGCCGCAATCTCGGCCTTGATCTTCGTCGCCGTCAGCGCATCGCGTTGAGCAGTGACATTGCTCAACGCGGCGGTGTACTCGTCGAAGTCGATTTCGCCATCACGAAACTGCGTGGCGAGCCTTGACGCCTCGTCGTTGATCGCCGCCAGCGTGGCATCAAAGTTTTCGGGTAGCGCCGCCTGATAGCTGGTCCTGAATTCCTGCGGCTGGGCGGCGTCTTCTCCGGTTTCGTCTTCACCGTCTTCACCGTCGTCGCCTTCGTCCTCGTCGTCATCTTCCGGCCCGTCGTCTCCTTCGTTGTCGTCGCCGGCGATCGATGCCAGAGCCTGCCGCTCGTCCTCGCTGTACCCATCATCCTTGATCGCTTCGAGTTCCGCATCCGTGAGCGTCGAAGAGGTTTGTTCGTCTAAGCTGATGCTGGCCATATCCTGTCCGTCCTGTCGTTGTGTGGTTAATTTGTGGGCAATTTGTGGGCAATTTGTGGTTAATCTGTGTCGCCGGCAATCGCAGCTACTTCGAGAAGCCTCTTCTTGGCAAGCTCCTTCGCCTTTTTGAGCCGATTCGGGTCCTTCTCGATCTGCTCCGCCTCGATCAGCGTGCGCAGCCGGAGACAGAGCCGCCGCCCGAGTCCATGTCGAGGAGGATTTGTTGCACGGCAGGGTCATTGACTGCGCAGAGCAGGGCTTCCCGGATTTCGGGATAGCCGGTGACTCCGAAGTACTTGAGGAATGGGCTGTCGCTGTTGACCAGCGGACCCTTGATCGTGATCGTGGCCAAGCCATCAGCAACCGACAGGAGGCGCGGACAGTCTTCATCCTC